TTTACACATTAAAAACTGCGTTCACACGTGCCCACTTCGTTAATTCGTCAAACTCGATCAAACAATTCGTTACATTCAATTCACAAGTTCCACACACCCGCAGAAAAATGCACTTTTCAAACGTGCACACTCACTACAGAGCACCAACCATGCTTGCTGAAAGAGCTCGCTCTTTCTTCAAGTATGGTCGCTTAGTAGTACCACAGTCGGCGTTTCCCTTCATTCTTAAGGAGACCCCTTTTCTCTCTCTTCAGGAAAATATCCTGAGAAGAGTGAAAATGGCTCACCTTATTAATAAGCACCACCGACGCTCCACAGTTTGGACAACCATTCCAATCCGAAGAATCGCTCTCAATCGAACGATTCCTCAAGTTGGATCAACTTCCAAACCCCGTTTTCCTGTCACCACTGATGTACAGGAACCAATGGAAAGTTCTCCTGAACCTTCCAAACTAAAACGCAAAACCTTCAACAAGTTTAGCGTTCCGAAATCACAGTTGTCGCAAGGCGCCATAAAGAAACGAGAAAATTCTTCTCGCGACGCCACCTATGACAAAGTCCCTCGACTTTGTTCCATTTGCGCAACTGCCAACAAGCGCTCAAGAAACCCCTTCATTTTACATGAAGGTGAGTTTCTTGTTTGCCCTGGCAGGGGTATCCACTCCCCAAAACCCATGAATTTCCAACAATATCATGAGGTTATCACTTCAATCGTCAATGAAGCTAGGCCCATCCCGCAACTAGGATTGTCTGATATATTATCAGGCGACATTGCTCAACGCATTGCTTCCTTAGCTGTAAAGCAAGGAATTAACAATGCAGAGAACAATCTCTCTTCTATCAATCCTACTTTCGTCATGATGGCCTGTCTTGACGTAATCAATTCCATTGGCTATTTTTGGTTACTTTTACATTCCGATGTAAAGGTAGGCAAAACGATGATGGTACTCAACGTGGCCGGTATGGTCATGAAAATCTGCCAACTTTTGGGCATCGATGTCATTAATGGCATCGGTTCCTTATTGCAGAAATCCTGGGACAAAATTTCCGTCCTAACTTCCGCACTCATAGCCAATTACACTCCTTATTCTGCTCAACCACAGTTTTTCGGAGATGCCGTAAATTCAATAGCTAATGCTCATGCTGGTTCACTTTTCCGAATCCTCTCATTTGTCATAGCCATCTCTTCTATTGGAGCTGGCAAAACTACCGCTTTTGATACTACCCTTCGACGTTATAAAGATGTTTCAACCTTCACAAACGACATAGCTAAAGAAGTCTTGGGTATTGACTTTGAGAACATCGGCCCAATAAAGGCCGTTGCTCTCAGGCTCGAAGCTCAAGGTACCGAATTGTTGGCCGTTCCTCCAGAACGAGCCGACGCAACCTATATCGAAAGATTGGACCATTGGATTGCTACTACTCGAGAATTACTTTCTCGTATAGGTAAGCAATCCATTGGCCCGACTTTAGGTACTCTTCAATCATGCTACTCTAAAGTCTTGGAAAGACAGACCGAAATTTCCTCCAATACTCGTATCCAGTCTACCAGACCTGTACCTGTCTGTCTTCACCTTCTTGGTTCTCCAGGAGTAGGTAAGACTAGTTCCATCAACAACTACATCATTCCATGGCTCAGTAAGAGGTTCAACCTCCCAAAATCAGTATACAACCTGAATCCTGGTGGAAACCATTTTCTACCTCTCAATAACTCCAAATTTGCCATTTTCGATGAGTTTGGAGCTAAATCCCAACCTCAGGAAACTGGTCCCGAAGCTCTTTTAACCTCTATCCTTTCCGGTGGTTCCGTCAATCTTCCGACAGCTACCCTATCTGGAAAAGTTCAAAAGCCTGATTTCTTGGCCGTATTCATTATGTCCAATGTTTCTCTTCAAGGAGCTAAACTTAACATCACTCCTGAAGCAAAACAGGCTCTAGCTCATAGATGTATTCTCTTGCAAGCTTTGGATCCCAATTTTGATCCAAGTCTTCCAAGAGGCGCATCTCAAGCCCATCAAAAACCTGATTTTTCCCATCTCCAGTTTCAACCTGTTGACGCTCAGGGACATCCCTGTATGTCCGCAGCAGGACCTTTTCCTCCGATTTCTATCAAGAATCTCTGTGACCTGTTGGAAAGTAAAATAGTTCAAAATCTCACTACCTTTAATGCAGAGAAACTTTTTGCTGATGGTATAGATGTCCCCGCTCGAGACGATCTTGACACCTTAATGGGCAGTTTCCCTGCCTTACCAGTTGAACAAGGCAATACTCTCCCTTCTTCTTCTCTGAGTTTAAAACAAATTGTTTTGGACGCTATGGGCTACAAACCCGACCATTCCAATCCAACTCCTCCAGCCGAAGAACAGCTAATTCAACAAATTTTAGCTGAAGAACCACCAGCCGTTCCTCCTTTCATAGATGATACTGCCGATCCTCCTCCACCTCTCAGTCCTATCGCTCAGGACTTTGTTCCTCGCACCCGCGTAGAACCTACTAGTTATGATATGGATTTTCCTGCAATTCCTCCTCCACTTCCTCATGAAGCAGCTTCTCAACCATCTGCCACTGATATGGCTTCTATTGCAGCTACTTGGAAGAATAAAAATCCTCTCAAGAAATCATGGAATAAGCTTCGCAGGCAAGAGAAACTTTCGCTAGCAGAAGCAACTGCTTTATGCAATGCGTTGAATATGCCTCTTGATTCCATTCCTCAATCCACCAGAGAGAAAACCACTTACCATATCATTGGTAATCCCGGAATAGGAAAAACCCGTTTACTGGAGCCTCTTCTCAGAGAGTTTTCAAAACTCTGTCCCATGCTTCCAGCAATTAAAGTGACGAAGAACACTGTCAATTTTTCAGCTGATGCTTTGTATATCTTTGATGATTTCGTAGATTTCACAGAAGTGTCTCAAAAACGCTATTCTGAAATCTACGATCTCATTACTGAGCATTCCATCATTCTCATTATTTCCAACATGGTTCCTGACAGACATTACTTTTCCGCTCCTTCCTTCAAACACCTTCACTATCCTGGAATTATTCGAAGACTTGCTCTTACTGGAATTGTTACTCCGGTAGGTACAGAAGCACCAGTTCCTCATCTCAACCTTCTTGAGGCTACAGGAGCAGGAAATTTGGAGTATTACAACCGCTCTTATGGACTTAGAGCTACTCCATCTAAATGTCTTACAGCTCAACAACTTGCTTTTGCTATTGCTTCTAGTGCTGTCCTTGGATTTAATAGAGAACTTGAAGTAGTTAGTTCAGAATTTCCATTTGATAACAACAAATTGGACTATGATCTCTGGGTAGATGCTCGATCAGTTCCACTCTCTGCTTTTAGTGATACCATCTCCGCAATAGTTTCTGAAGCTAGATCTCCCCGCAATTTGGCTTCCCTCATTTCTGGTCAGGATCTCATAACTCCTACTTTGCGAGTATCCGCTCGCTTTGTAGCAGCTATCCCTCTAGCTCATGTTCAAGGAATTTTTACCGCCGCTAAATGCGATGAAGATTCCTTGAGAGAAATGCACAAGACTTTTTCCCGGTTCCTTCCTGATGTAGGCATGTTTGTCTACACTTCCGATGCTGGTGTCAGAGTTAAAGGTACTGTCCTCACTATTTTTAGAAATGACATTCCTTATGAAGTCAATTATGGTAGAGACGATGTAGGTGTTATGGACCTTCGAACTAACATCGAGACAGTAGTTACTCTAGAAGATCTTTACAGATTTAAGTATGGTTTTTATGTTGTTGATTCTACTCACCATTCCTTAGGCGGTAACGGCTTAACTGCTGCCGTCACTCTTGCAACAGACCGAATAGAAAAATGGTATAAAGATTTACCTATGGAAGGCAAACGGAAAATGTGCGCCGAAAGAGAATTAGCACTAGCCATTCAAACCATAGATGTTCAAACTGATAATCTATACGATAGAGCTGCCGCTTTTCTTAAAAATCCGGTTCTATGGTTCACTCTTTGCACTATTCCAATAGTCTTTTTCGGAGCTTATGCCATGGGACTTCTATCAACCTCCGCTCCAGATCCTGATGTTCCTACTGCTTTAAAGAAACATCCTCTTGGTCCCATAATTACTCACGTGGGAGGAATTCCTGTAGAAAAATACATGGAAAAGAATGGGGTGGTTGGAATAGATACAGCTTTCCTCAAAACCTCAGATGCCGTCATCTATGCTCAAGCAAAAGGTAAAAATAAAGGACGTTCTCAAGGCAGATCCCGAGGCGGCGGTTCCCGCGGCTCCAGGTTCTACATTGAAAATGGTCGCTTTGTTTACGAAGATGATTCTGAATATGATTCCACCAAACAGAGTTCTTGGGACAAAGTCAAACAAACCAAAAATTTGGCTTTCTCCTACGACGCTGACAAGAGATCATATTACGTACATGTTAATGGTGGCACAATTACCATGACTCATGACGCAGAAGATATGGAATTCACCACTGATTATGGGGCTTATCCTCAATCCTGCAAAACAGTTAACAAGACTCAAAGTTGGGAGACTCCTGCTATGAAGTCTCTTCTCTCTAAATCAGAAAACAATAGAGTTCTAGTCAGGAGCTTCACTCCTGATGATAAAATGTTTAGTGCTTATGGCCTTATGCTTACTCCTACTTTGGGAGTTACGTCTAGACATGTTCTTACATCTGGAAATAAATTCTATATAGAATCAACTCAGTTAGTATCATCCACTTTAGGAAAAATAGTAAAAGAAGATCAAAATAGAGAATTAGTTTTCTTTAAACCTCAGACTCCATTCAAGTATCTTTCTGGACAGAAAGGCTTTTGTGATATTGTTAATCACCTACCAAAGGAAGACAATGTCATGGATCCTTCCAAAGGGATGTTCATGAGACCAGGCAGTAAAGAAACAGTCTTTGTTGCTCCAACTACCATCCACGCTTCATATCCATCAGTAGCAGTAGGAGTTTTCGAGAACTGGAATGGACGATTAGGTACTTTTCACTTTGGAGTTTCTGACATGCCTACAGCACCTGGAGACTGCGGACTACCTTACATCTGTGTTGACAATTATGAAAACCCTTACATTATGGGAATACATTCAGCATACCAACCATTTTCTAGATCAGGCCTCTTCTCTTGCTTAACAAAAGAAGATTTGCCTTCTCCTCAAGCTCAAGCTCAATCTCTAGAAATCCCGCAACTAATCGGTTCATACCGAGAAGTAGAAGTAGTTACAGATCCCTTCTGGCTTAAACAAGGTCTAGAATCTAATACAGTTCTTGTCAGTAAGAACCACAAAACTTTGTTTGACCCAGACAGAAATCTTCCACCTCAAAAATTCTTCCCTGAAGAAGGAAATGGTCTCAAAATTCAGGCCACTTCTGTTCTGCATGAAATTCCTATGGATCCGAACGTTAGAATTAGAGCTTTCCCTTGGATAGAAGATCTTCGGAAATGGCTTCCTCGTTATAAGCTTCCAGTTCGAGCACTTAATAACTGCACAGAAGAACAGCTCGGAAAAATGACAAAGATGGCCAATGGAGCTCCTAGTCAATGGTACACTAGAGTAGCTAAGCAGGTATCTCTTCCTGAGGAAATTCCTGAGTCGGAAAAACGATTCTTTAACATGGCTGTCAACAACCTAGCTCATTACTATGCTCAAAAAATAGGCGGTTGTGAGTTGCTTACCGAAGACGAAATCTTAAATGGACGTTCTGAAGAAGACGTTCCTCCCTTGCAGGTGAACTCATCATCAGGTGCCATGCTCAACAAGGTTTTCAAAGTTGCTCTTAAGAAAACTTGCTTTGATAGAAATGCAGAAGGAGATTTGAAATGGAACACCACTCGCGCTGGAATAGTATCATCTGTACTAGTGAAAGACCAGTGGACAGCTTACCAGAAAGGTCAAATCTTATTCTCTCCTAACTCTGACAAGCTAAAGAGTGAAGCTTTACCGGAAGAAAAATGCTGGAAAGCTCGAGTATTTTCTGTCTGTCCTTTGGAGTCTACTTGCAACCAACGCAGAGTAATTGCTCCTATCCAAGCTGCTTTTCAGGCTATGCGCTTCACGCAACCTCACAAAATAGGTATAAATCCGTTAACAGACTACCATCAGTTGTACAACTACCATGCCGACGTGGGAACCATGGGTTTTGATGCCGATGGTTCCTCTTTCGACCGACGACTTCCTTCTTGGGTCTTGTATGGAGTTGCAAAAATCTTTTCATCTATACTGGCTTTCAATAAGGGTAAAGAAGAGGCCGACATGATCCACAAAGCAGTTCATACCATGTTTTCTGATGTTATCTTTTCTTTTCATCTTGCAGAAAATCTCTTGTATCGTACGGGAGCTGGAATTGCCTCAGGCATATGGGGAACATCTCTTATAGATGCAATGGCAATGGAAATCATGTTCTACACCTGGTATATTTCCATGATGGACAATCGTAGTCGACTTCGCGACACCACAGTAAATCAGTTCCGGTATTTTGTAGCTCTTTCTCTTTTTGGAGACGATCTCCTTGCCACTTTTGAAAGCTCTCTAACTTTCCTTACTCTCCGTTCTTTCATCAAGTATACAGGGAAAACTTTTGGAGTAGGAATTACTCCTGGAAACAAATCTGAAGAAGAGTATGATCAATGGCATATTACAAAACTCGGATTTCTTTCCCGGAAATTCGTTCCACTCCCTCATCACCCTTCTATAATGACTGGTCAGTTAAAAATAGAATCAATTTCCGGTTGTCTTTACGGAAGTAAAGACGTCACCAACGCCAATATGGTTCAAACCCTTGAATCAATGGCTCCTGAAATAGTGTTGCACGGTGACAAATTGTACGAACAATTTGAAGCTTTTGCTGCATTATCCGCACATAAATTAGGGCTCAAACCACAAATTCCTAACGAATTTGAAATCTTGAGCCTCCTAGCAGAAGATAACCTTTTAACTTTATCCGCTGCCGAAAAATATAAACTTAGTTCAAGTGATTTACGAAAATTTCGTCAAACTCTAAACTCAGCTAACAAACAATTATCTGGACACTTCACAAATAATTCTCTATTTGAATTGGATATCATTCCTCAATATTTTGAAATGGCCAATGACAACCAACAAGCCCCGGTTTCTACTGAGGCTGGGCTCCCATCTGGAGCCACATTTTCTGGACCCATAACACCTGGATCCAGATTTTCTCTTGGCGGTGCAACCTATCATGCCGTCAAGATTTCCAATAAGAAACAGCGAGCTTCTCTCACTCTCTTTACCAAGAACCCTTCTCTGATGACTAATCCGAAAACTCTTCTTCGAGACTACAGAAACTTAATCACTGCAATCATTTCTAGTGATCATTTTGCCGTTTCCATTGTTAACACCAATGCTGGACTAGTGCCGAACAATCCTCAATACCTCAAATTCCTGTATTCCGTTCGAGATCGCATGTCAATCGACTACCAGATGAATGTAGGGGGTAATGAATTCCGTCATTATCTACCTAATCATGAAGATGTACTGCATGGACTACCAATACCACCTCGCAGTCATTTTTCTGAAGAAGTACTGGCTTACATCGATAAATGCAATTCCCGAAATGCCGATTGCACTCTTGAAACCTTGGCTGAACATGTCAACCCTCAGCCACAATCTGCAACAGGAGACGTTTCAACTGCCCCAGCAAACGCAGACATGGCCCCTCCAATTATGGATTCAACTACATCATCTGATGGTCATGCTCCGATTTCAGTCGAACTAGGAGGGGTTTCTCCAGGTGGACTGTCGAAAGTAGGAGTTTATTATGATGCCAAAACCTTGGCTTATGAATATGCTCCTGTTTCCACAGCCCAACTATCACTAGACCTCATTGCTGGTTCTAAAATCTTTGAGATCACTGCCAATCCTTTCAATACCACCAGTGCTTCAGAAGCAATGGTCCGTTGGAGTAACATGCATGAGTTCTATACTGGAACCATGCACTACAAATTCAAAGTAGATGGTACGGCCGGCTTCACTGGTCGTATTCTTATTGGTGCTATTCCGTACAACGACATATCCACTACTTTCACTCCCACTCAACTTAAGAGATTGGGATGGATTGAAATGGATATTTCGCAAACTAGTTCTATGGAACTTTCCATCCGTCCACATCATGACTTCTATGATGTGATTTCACGAACTGCTTCAGCAAAACCAAACACAGTCACCTATGGTCGCATTGTTGGCATTGCCTATACCACCTTTAACAATCGTTATGGTGATACAGGAGTTGTCAACTTTACAATCGAGGCAAAATATGGTCCTGATACTATTTTTACAGGAATATCATCTGTTGCTCCCGGTCAGAGTGTAGCCTCTCTTCAGCAAGCTTTCGTTCCCCTTGACTTGGGAACTCTTACCGATCATTTCTTGTGCTTGGATGGTTATGTCGGATATGATCCGATCTGCTATGCTAACAATTATAGCGTCATCAAACCTTCTCACAATGTCGGAGCCAGCGAAATAGGTATCGCAAAACCTGCCAGTCTCACGTTCAATGCTTGGTACAATTTGGGTGGAAAACCAACTGAAAGTAACTTCTTCATAGTATGCCATACCCAGTCAGGAAGGATGCCAGTCGATACCTTCACTGATATCTTGAATAAAGATCGAGAAAATGGAAGCATTCCTACCAACTTCTTTCCAAATGCCACCCCTGCTGAAAAAGGAGCAATTGAAAGTATGATCGCAAAAAGAGCTTGGTCCAATAAAAGCACTGTTGCCGCTCCTACTTTCTACGACAATGTCAAAGAACTGTACAGACCTTCCGACTTTCACGAGTACATGACTTTTGCACCTTTCCCGGGTCCAAGTTCAGGAGTAGTCAAAAATCCATGCATTTTCCGCAGTTGCAATACTGATGGTTCTCTCATCCCTATGGTCCAACCAATAGGTGATCTTTATGAAGGAGCATTGACCCAATCAGTAAACAATGTTGTCATCACCAGCCGCTGCAGAGGTGAAATCGACGAAGAAGGAAGACTTTGTGAGTGGCAAAACATCAAAAGCGTGCATACGCCTGCTTTCACTTCCTTGACTCCAGAGAACAAGAAATTCACCAAGCCTTATGCCGTTTTTCCGACCAAACAGAAAATGAAAGATTTTCTCCACGACGATCCTCAGAAACCTACTCTTGTCTTGAATTGCGTTCGAACTGGTCCAGCCACTGCCTTGTTGGCTCCTGGATGGCAAAGAGTAAACTTCACTAAAGATCCTCCAGCGGTTTCTGAAACCTGCACTGGTCGCACTGTTTTGTACGATGATGCTTCTTCAGCTTTTATTTCTTCTCTCTATCGCATGTGTCCGCTTACTGGTGCTATTACTTTCGATCTTGTCTCTCCTAGCGCTGGTCGTGTCTTGTCCCTGAAATTCACTCGTCGTGAAGGACTCGTCACTCGTATTGTTGAGGCCGCTAAGAATGACTATGCCTACTGTGAAACCACCATGGGGAATATGCAAGTTGCCAATTTCAATATCCAAACTTCTTACAGTGTAGGTCTTCCTGCAACCAATGTTTCAAACTGGCCTACTCGCAAAATCGACAGCTACATTTTCCTTGACAAAGGTGTTCCCAGAGAAAGAGTTCAAGTATCACGATACAGGGACTATTTCAACAGGAAAAATGTTGCTGACGCTTTAGCCGTTTCCGATGCTCGTCAAAAACTCTCAGAACAGTTAGACGAAATGTCTTTGTCAGATCTTGATGAAGATGATGTTCTTCCTCAAGCTACAGCTGCAGCCATGATGGCAGGTTCTGCCATTCAAGGGCTTGGCGCCGGAATCGGTGCCTACATGCAGATGAAACAACAAGAGAAGATGTTTAACAAAGAATGGGCAAACAAATCCAAACTTCAAACGGATTTGCAGAGTTCTGAACATCAGAACCAGATGGGACTACAGCAGAACAACTTCGCAAACCAGAAGAACATGCAGCAGGCTAACTTCAATCATCAAAGTGACATGCAACAGAATAGCTTCTTATACAAGGGAATGATGGTAACTCCGAAAACCGGAGCAGGTTTCGCCAGAAATGAAGCGAGATCTGCCCTGGTTGCGGATACGTCATCAGCCCCCAACAATCCTTATGGACCTCGTAACTCTTCTGCTCTTCACGGAAAAGCCGATAATGGCCCACGCAATTCATCCGCACTTTGGGGTGCTTCCCCAACTCAAAATCTATCTTCCCCTGGCGCTTCCACGTCTTGGGCTGATCAAATGGACGATCTTGATAAATCGTCCGCCGTTTAATATCGTAAATATTCCAAGTTTTTCAGATCCTTGCCAAAATTTATCGACCGCATATATTTAATCCAAATTAATAAAATGTTTTTGACTCCCTATTACTGAGTCTTTTTCTTTTCTTTCTCTTTTACTATATATCAGATACTTCTAAGGTTTATGGGTTCCGTTTAGTTTTTACTGGG